CTTGTAAGGTCATTAGTTGCTTGTCGTGAAATTGGATTTTTACCCGGAGACCACGAGGACAAAGCAGATATATATCAAATACCATATAAAAATATGGTAAAGTATATGTTCCAGATGCCAACAGACGCAGACTTTGAAATGCTCTATGGTAATCTTAAGGCTCAGGAAACAATAAAGTTCTGGAGCACCTCATTTTTGAGGGGAACAACACTTGATAATTGTATTGTCATAGTCGATGAGTTTCAAAACTTGAA